TCAAATTGTTAATATTAATGCCGCACTGGCTGCTGGTGGTTCAGGTGTTCAACTTAGCGGATTCAATTTTGGATTCCGTGCTAAGAACGGAAATGGCTGGGACAATGGACAACAAGACTATCTAGATGCCTATGTTAAATTTTACAATGCAAGTGGTGGTTTAGCAGCCACTTATGATTACGGGCAATACACTAACAACAAATACAACTGGACTCAATTTAATTTTACAGAAACATTTAGTAATCCCATAGCGGCCACAAACTATAGCAACGCTCAGGTAGGATTTATAGGTCGTGATACAAATTATTGGGTAGGGCCTTACGGACCAGAAATTACTAATGTTAGTTTTAGTCTAAAATATAGAGTAGATCCTTGTACACTTAATCCTGCTTACGCACCAACCTGCGCAGGATTTAACAATATAGTAACCAGCGGCAACCTGTTGAATCCAAATTTAATGTCTAACGGCAATATAGTTTACAATTCATTTGCTATCAACACAGCACTTAAAAGCTCCGGAGCCGGCGTCGATGTGTACGGTTTTAACTATGGTTATAATTATAGTTTAGGTAACGGAACAAGGACCAACGAATGTGTAAGTTGGGATAATGCTTTTACCTGCGGAGCCTACTTAACTAACAATCCAACTGCTGAAGTAAGAGTACGATTAACTGACAGTAGTAATAATGTGGTTTACAGTGCCTCACAGAGTAGAAGTTCTCCTAATACTGCGGAAAATGTGTCTTATCAATTCTTACTTCCCTCAACAACAAATTCATTATCTTTAGGCACATTTACAATGGGTGCGTCGACCACAGGTAATGCGGCGGTTCAAAATATGTTTGTTAATGCGTTATACAAACCTGACCCTTGTATAGTTAATCCATTGTCTAGCCCTAGTTGTCCAGGCTACGGAGCAGCATATGCAAAAACTTTAATTGCAACGGCCGCAGCAACACCGGCTCCTGCGGCTCCTGCATTAGCAACACCGAGTCCAGCAACTGTTGCTACTGCAAGTCCAGCTCCTGCTCAATCTGCTCCAGCCCCAGCTGCACCAGCAAGTTCAGATTCATCACAATCATCAGCAGTTGCATCAGCGCCTGCAGATCCTGCCCAACCAGCATCTACTACACCAACACCAGCTGGCGGCCCAGTTCAGACTACCGCATCGTCTAGCTCAAGCTCATCTGGATCTGCCAATTCCGGTTCTGGTCCTAGCAAGTTAGCAATGAGTGTATTAAAGTCTGCACAAGAAAAAGACAAAGCAACGCAACAAATGGCTGTACAAAATGCTGCAAAAGTTGTAGACGCAAGTACACAACAATCTCAAGCAACTGCCAGCGCCGCAATAGCATCATTGAATGATATGAGTGCTAATAGTGCACAAGCTGCAGCACAGTTTTCTAGTCAAACTACACAAGCATCATTCCAAACTATTCAGACTGGCCAATCTCAGCAACAATCGGCACAATCGTCCAGTCAACAAACACCGCAACAGTCCAGTAGAGTAGTTCAGCAGGCAATGCAACAAGATCAGCAAACACAACAAGTACAAACTCAAAGTTATAATAGCTTAGTTCAAATTACACAATCGTATACCGCTGCTCAACAGCAAACAGATACTTCGGCAACGGCAGTTGCAGTACAAAAACCCTCTGTGCCTCCAGCACTGGAAATTAGCCCACAAGCCAGCAGTGGAACTGGATTGGCTATTAGTAGAAATCCGTTTATGTATAATCCACTGGTAGCATCAAGCTCTAGTATGGTTATTCAGCAATCTGCTCCTACCTATCAATTCCGTAACGAAACAAAAACTGTTGAAATTGAAGCACCGCAAATACAAGTAGCCAGTTTTGGCGGGATAGGCCGAGCTGGTAATCCATTGTCAGAAATGATAATGCAACAAAGATTTGAAATGATGCAAAACAATATAGAGCAACGCGGAGATTCCGTGAATAAAAACGCTCAGCAAAATGAACTGGCCGGCGGAGTTAGATTAGAAGCAATGGCCACACAACCTAAAGGTTTCGACGCATACAATATAGCATTGAAAGATGCACAATTTTATGCACCCAAAGAAGTCTACACCAATCAATCAACAGTAGATAACGTAAGAGCATTAAGACAAATGGCCAGCGATCGTGTATATCAACAGATGTTAGATATGCAATATAAAATAGGAGAATAATATGTCAGAAGAAATTAAAGATGTCAATGCAACAATTGACCAAGCAGAAGAAGCAGTAAAAAAATATGCTAGTAAAGATACTGTAATCAGTATTGGTGGATATGAATTTACTCCAGCAAAACTAATGGTAGCATTTACATTAGCAAGTTCGTTACTGGGCGGATTATACGGATGTTTTCAAGTATATCAAGATTATATGAATATGAAGAAAAAGATTGCTGAATATTCAGCTCCAGATTTGAGCGGGTATGATAAACGTTTAGCAGTAATCGAAGAAACATTGGGCAAAACCAATGATTATACTCGCGATATCAAGAATGATTTGAAAAATGATATCCGTCGTAACGAGTCAGTGACTGAAACTGTAGAACGTAGTACAAAAGAAACAATGCGTTCAACAGATTCAGAAATCCGTGCTATGCGTAAAGATGTACGTGATGATTTGGACAAAGTTCGTAGTGATATGGACAAGCTAAAATCTACCACAGAAGCCAAGTTAGAAAAACTCAATAGAGATGTTGATAGTAAGATTCAAAAGGCTATTGACAATCCATTAGCCAATAAATGAGTCAGTCCCTATTAGATACTGTTGGTATTAGGGCGTACTTAAAAAATCCATACATTGGAGATTACTTGGATTTCCAAGTATGGATTTTACTTAAATTATATTTTTTACCTTACGAAATATTAGAAAACTTAACCGATAAGTAACTAAATACTGAATGTATATTCGCGGACTACAAGCAACTAATGTAACTTTGCACAACGACCACCCATTGGTAACCACTGGCGGGTCTTTTTACTTTACCTTGGATGATGAGTATTTGCGTGTACCTGCAAGTTCAGACTGGGCAGTTAGAACTAATGATTTTACCATTGAATGGTTTCATTATCAATTTGACAATGATGCCGGAGCTTTTCCCAGGATATTTACAATAGGTAGTTATCCATCTTCTGCAATCAGTGTACATACAGAATTAGATAATTTTATAGTCACATTAAATGGAGTGGATGTACTGTCTACTCCGTTACCTTCAGGGTGGTATGAAAACTGGCATCACTATGCTGTTGTTAGAGCATCCGGCCAGCTTACTGTGTATCAAGACGGGGTCGGATTAAAAACTGTAGCAGACTCAACCGATGTTACAGATATGTCTGACTATTTGTACATTGGGGTCGATTTGGCTTATCAATCGCTGACAAGATTCCACGGAGCATTGACTAATTTTCATTTTGTAAATGGGACCGCGATATACACTGGTAATTTTACTCCACCGCATAGTCCTATACAACCTATATCTGCTAGTAAATTATTGTTATTGGCAAAAACTCCGGAATTTTTAACACTGGATTCCAGTGGGACAAATAAAATTGTTTATGATAATTCGTCAGCTGTTATATGGCAGCCAGACAGTCCGTTTACACCAAGTTAACGCTGGACTATTTTTGCAAGTCTGAGTAGACAAAAAATACGCAACCACATATACCCAATATCAAACTCAAACCAACGACGGCTTAGTTTCACACTTGCTGGATTAAGGTGATGATTGTTATGAAGTTCTTCTCCGCCAACAATAATGCCAAGCGGAGATATATTATGACTATTATCGTTAGTGCTACCGTTGCGATAGCCAACCCAATGAGCTAATCCGTTGATAACTCCTGCGGCCCAAAATGGGATCCATATCATTTGAATGCCCCAAACAACTGCTCCCCAAGGTCCGAATAGTGCCAAATCGATCAATAACATTAAAATGATGCCGTAGAAGTTATAGGGTGTATATACATTACGTTCGATCCAATCGTCAGGGCATCCTCGGCCATAAAAGTCTACCATCTTTTTATCTTTGGCTGCCTTACTATAAAGCAATGCTCCGCCAAACAACACATTCCAAATGCCATAGACTTTTGGACTGTGCGGATCTTTTGTTTTGTCTGAGTATTGATGATGCTTGCGATGTACTGCTACCCATTGACGGGTAACCATACCTGTTGTTAGCCATAGCCAAAAACGAAAAAAATGTTCTAATAGAAAAGAAAAATCTATACCTCTATGTGCCATTCCTCTATGCAAATATAAAGTAACAGCAACAATAGTAATGTGTGTTACTACAAGAGTATATATTACTGTTTCTATCATGCGTAGGCCAACTCCGCTGACATAGTATCCGGAACCGGAGCGTTTTGTGCATTGTGTACTAGCTCTCCGTGTTCGTTGTATACTTTTACTACGTGATGGGCCGAAGTAGTAGCATAGTTCATTGCTTCTTCTATACTATCAAACAAAAACTCTTCAGTTCTTAAAATTCCTTCAATCCAATTATGTGATTTTACTTTATGACGACTCATTGTGCGATTCTCCTTAGTTAAAGTATTTATCCCACGTTTCTGCAGTTTGGCTGGTGTATTTGGTCAAACTCCATTGATTGGTTTTAACATTTAACCAAGGCCACTTGTAAGCGTACATTAATTTTTTAGTTATATCCAAACTGTTAGTAGGATCTGCAGCAAAGGATTCTACTTTCCAAGGAATTTCTACACTACCTACCAATGGCACTCCTTGACTAATCAAATCAGCTCCTACAATATTGAATGTTTCACTGAAACTACATTGTAGGCCAATATCCATTAGTCCGCATAGGTCTAAGAATTTTTCTCTAGGTGTCCATTGGTGATTAACTAGTTCGTGTCCTCTAGACTGTATGTGTTGGAAAAATCCTTTGAGATTGTTGATAACTGGACTACCATTCATTTCAACACGACCTGCATTTACGTGGAAGCGAAGCTTCTTGCCCAATTGATTTGCAAAGTCCAACGCAGCGTGTGCTTGCAGTAAATGATTTTTTAACGGGCGGATAGCACCAAAACAACCTATATCAATGTACTCCTTGTTCCTATTGAATTTTTTAGTTTTGTAATCCTGCGGATAGTAATTGGGAAGATAAATGACTCTTTGGTCAGCAGTTGTGTTATCCCAAGAATTTATATGTTGTAAAAATTTCTTTGTTTCAGACAACATTCTTGGCGCATTGACACCAATAACTATGTTCTTAAATTTTGAATATTCGCCTATCCAATCCATCGCCATACCTTCACCGGCCATAAATGGCATTTCACTGTGGAGTCGAATGATCCAAGTTACTGTGGGGTGTAGCTTACTGAGAATTACAAATTTTTCAGGCACTACCCATAGTGCTTCGATAATCACGTGAGTGGGATTGTTGGCTCTAACCAAACGATCGACACAATTGTTGTCAATGGCTACTTCTAAATGACTTTCGATGCCGTGTGCTTTTAGCATCTCGTTCATAAAGTTGGCACTGTTGTAAAGGCCTGTACTCAGACCAATATTGGAATGTATTTCGCTATTGTAGTCTTCTCTTCTTTTAAGGATAAAGAGAACCTTTGATTTTGATTTCATGATGGTGGAATTGATAAAAATATTTATCAACAGTATAGCAACATAATATTAAAACTATGTTACAATTAGTGTAAAGTTTCTGTTAACTGATAAAAAATTTACTATGGTTTTCGCTGACTAAATATTTTTAAGAATGACGTTCAATCAGTTGCAAAACTTATTATTCTACTGTATAATAAACTCATCTAACTTCAAGGAAACTTAACAAATGAAAAAAATCGGATTTATTGGAATCGGAAAGCTGGGTCTTGACTGCGCCGAAGTATTTGCTGAAAAGCACGAAGTGCGTGGATATGACATTTACCCGCGTACCAGCGACACAGTTAAAGTCTGTGATATCGACGAATTGGTAAATGAAAGCGAATGGATCTTTATTGCTGTTCCAACTCCACACGCTGCTGGCTACGACGGTAGTGTGCCATCAAGTCATATGGAACCAAAAGACTTTGGGCACGATGCAGTAATCGATGCTATCAACAAAGTGAATCAACACGCTACCAGCAGTAAAAAAGTAGTACTGATCAGTACTGTATTGCCTGGTACCACACGCAGTAAATTTATTACGTTGTTGGACCCAAAACACCAATTCCTGTACAATCCATATTTGATTGCCATGGGTAGTGTTAAGTGGGATATGGCCAACCCAGAGATGGTTATTATCGGTACTGAAGATGGCGAACTTACTGGCATTGCTGGCGAGTTGATTGCATTGTATAAAACAATTATGCAAAATGATCCACGCTATGAAATCGGCACTTGGGACGAATGTGAAGCTATCAAAATCTTCTACAACACCTATATCAGTGCTAAAGTCGGTATCGTAAATATGATTCAAGACTTTGCTATGAAGATCGGTAATATCAATGTTGATGTTGTTACCAATGCGTTGGCTCGTAGTACAATGAGACTGCAAGGTCCCAAGTATATGACAGCAGGTATGGGCGATGCAGGTGCTTGCCATCCACGTGATAACATTGCATTGCGTTGGTTAGCCGAACACTATGATATTGGCTATGATCTATTTGATACCATTATGCACGCTCGTGAAATCCAAGCCAAAAACTTAGGATTGTTTTTAGTTGAGCAAAGCAAGGCCACTGGATTACCCATTGTTATTCACGGTAAAGCCTACAAACCAGATGTTGAATACTGTATTGGCAGTTATAGTACATTGGTTGGATTTTATGTTAAAGAAGCTGGCGTTCCAGTTGTTTACGTAGATCCATTGGCAGATGATCCCAGCGAAGTTGTAGCCAGTGTAGACGGCCCAGCAGTATTCCTTTGGGCACACAATCGTAAGATTACTTATGAATACACCGGTGACCAGTTAGATACCCAACCTTACTGCACTATTGCACCAGGATCAGTAATTGTTGATCCTTGGCGTAAACTTAAGAGTAGTGAAACTGTAAAAGTTATCCACTACGGCAATACTCGCAACGCATAAGTTAACTTATGTGGTTAGTCAAGAGCGTGCGTTAATAGCACGCTTTTTTTATTATTACATATCGTAATAAATAAAAAAGAATAAGAATAATCATATATGACTTTGTTTTCCAATTACAGTGACATTATTTTTGATGCATTTTGTTTACACCAAAGACAACAAGAAATCGTTGATCGCAAGAGAGAAATAATCGCACAAATTACAGAATACTACAATCTCGGCACCAGTAGTATTTTGTTTGTGGGATTCAATCCTGCCATCTTTTCAATTAAGTCCGACAACATTGCAGTGGCAGAAGTCAGTGACCAAGTCATTGAATATTTGAAAAAGCAAAAAGTAAAGTTTACAGTATTTGATCCTTCGAATCCAAAAAAGTATGACATTGTAGTCGCAGTAGATGAATATTTGACCTTTGCTGAATCCGACGAAGTTCAGCAACAACAAATACAGTATCTTTGTACTTTGGCCAATCGTTTGGTTATTACCACAGTTAAAGACTATAAGAATCAAGAGTTCAAAGACAGAGAATACAGTCAGCCTGCAATGATCAAGGCCAACAATCAATTGACCGCATTTGTTGAAATACACGATTGGAGTCAAGAAGAAAAACACGTTTGGAATACAGCGGTTTACAAATTGCAGGGCGCAAAGTCAACAGCTATGGGCATTTACCAAAGACGTGCACTATTTTTCAAACAGTTAGCCAAATTCAGTATGGATGCTGGTGCAACCAATTTTTTGGTACACAAAAATATAATGTTCAAAAGTTTGATTAAAAAGAACTATGAACACGTTATCAGCATAGAATTTGACGTTTAATTTTGGTGTAATTCCAATTTGACAGTATTATAATATACTGCTATAATACATCTATGCAACACACAAATCTTAGACGTATCGGCTTTGCCTGCAAGTGGATTGACGGGCCCAGCCAAATCGACGGTATCAAACAAAAAGATACTGCCAAAGAATTCAACTGCGGAACTACTACAGTAGCGTGGCTTAATCGTCAAACTCGTGAAGTTGCAGAACAACGACTATGGGACCTTATGGTCCATAACATAGAATCAATTCGTAAACTTGTTGAAAGAGTAGGTAACTTAGATGAATCCTTACGTATGGTCCGTATTGGCAGTGATGTACTGCCTGTGTACACTCATAATGATTGGAGCTATTTCTGGCGCAGGAGTGATATCCGTGATTACTGCGAAAAGCACTTTCAGCAAGTGGGCGATATCGCTAGGCTACGCAATGTGCGTCTTAGCTTCCATCCAGGTCAGTTTACAGTCTTGGCATCAGATAATCCAGACATTGTCAACAGAAGTATAGAGGAGTTTGAATATCATGCAACAATGGCCCGTTGGATGGGATTTGGCAAGCGTTTCCAGGACTTTAAGATCAACGTCCACATTGCAGGCCGTCAAGGTCCCGCAGGCATCCGGTTGGCATATAACCGCTTATCGCCCGAAGCTAGAAACTGTATCACTATCGAAAACGAAGAAAACTCGTGGGGCTTAGATGATTGTCTTGAACTTGCCGACATACTGCCTATTGTTTTGGACATTCATCACCATTGGATCCGCGAAGGTGAATACATCAGTCCACAAGATCACAGAGTCGCTAGGGTGGTTGATAGCTGGCGCGATGTTCGTCCTACTATGCATTATAGCGTCAGTCGTGAAGATGTTCTTGTTGGCCATGATCCCCTCAGAATGCCTGACCATACTCAATTGCTAGCCACTGGCTACAAAAAAGCCAAACTACGTGCACACAGTAACTTCTACTGGAACAACGCAGTTAATGAGTGGGCGCTGAGTTTTTTAGATCGATTTGATATTATGTCGGAAAGCAAAGGTAAAAACTTGGCTAGTTTTGGTTTATACAATCAAGCTAAACAACTTGGGATCTTTTAGTTTGCCAATATTTTAACATAGCTTGTCTTTTCTTTTCTAGTGTTTCAACAGTATGTTTACGACCTGCATTAGATTTACCTAATGCAGAAACTTTTTGTTTACGTCCAGGATTGTTATCCCAATTTTTTTTAGAAGATTCATTCCACGCTTTTTGATGTTCTGCTGTTCTTGGTCTTTGAATACCTTTGTTAGCATTACTTAAATTAACCGTATGTTCTGTAGTCCTAATAGGTTTCTTTCTACCTTTTAGTTTAGCAGATATTTTTTTGGCTGTTTCTGGCAAGCATTGACCGCCACCTGTTTCTGGAATTCGATTGGCCCATTCTTTACTTTCAACTACATTCCATAAATTGCTATAGTATCGGCCCCACTTGTTTAATTCGGCATTTGATTGGCATTCTTTAATAATTTCTGTTTTATGGTCGATTCCGTATTCTTTAAGATGCAATTTCCAATCTACACCTGATCCTAGATATGTATGTGGATTTTTAGTAGTTTTGCCGAGGTATTTTAACCCTGTTATTTGATGGGTTTTAACATATAGGTAAATAGTCATGCTGATAGTTCCTTATAAACTGTTAGAGCGGGTGGATATGTCCAGTATCGCGATCCGCATTAATATTTATACAGCTTATGCCAAAATGATTTTTGCATAAATAATCATATACCTAAGGAATTTTAGTATGACAGTCCAAGTTATTTCAGCAGGCACAGGCTCTAGTACAGCAAGCTCTGCCGTTGCCAGTACCAAAGTACGTGTTAGTGTTGGTGCATATCCAGTGTTTTATGCAGTAGGAGCAAGTGCTACAGCCTACGCAGGTAATTGCGAAATAATTCCAGCAGAAACTGTTAGATACATCAATATGCAAGGATTGGGCAATCAAATTGCATTTTTAGCCAGCGGTGGATCCAGTGTTGTCACAGTTCAACAAATTGGCACAGTTTACTCCAGCAGTATTCCTGGTGCTACATTTAAGACTGCTTAATCAAAAAAAAGCCAGCTGTTACGCTGGCTTGCTAATTTCTTAATAATAAAAAATTAAACTGTTTTAGGCTTCCGTGGTTTTGCGGGAGCCTTTTTTGCTGCGGCTGCTTTTTTAGCAGTAGTTGCAGTTTTGGCTACAACGGCTGGCTTTTTAGCACGTGGCTTTTTGGCTGGTTTTACTTCGGCGGCAGGAGTTTCTACAACTTCAGCTACAGGAGCTGGTGCTTCTTCCTTTGGTGCAGTAAACTTGATGCCGTTGTCAGAAAATGTTTCTGCTTCGACTTTTGGTGCTTCGGGTTTTTTACGATTAAACCAAATTGCGACACCGATTGCCACAATTGCTATAGCGATGATAAGTTCCATTTGAATCTCCTTAAATGATTGATTGGATCAAGTATTTAGTGAGCCAATACTAATCTGCAATTTTTTCTTGAAAAACCATTGTGCACTGCAATAAATAAATGTACAATACAATTTTAAGGAGATATATTATGTTCGGATTAGATACAGCTATTGATAGCATTCAAACTACTAAGAAAATGTGGGTTAAGACTTTTGTAACAAATGAAGCCATTGCCAAAGCAATGAATGACTTTGTTGATGCACAAAGTGACTATACTAAAAAAGCAGTTAAAACTGGAGTAGATACTGCTACAACAATGACCGAAGAAACGGCCAAAATTGTACAGAAATTCTCTAAAATTGACTATTCCAAAATTTTAGACACATTTACAACTGCTACAAAAAAGTAATACCTTAGTATTACTGTTGTAATTATACAACACTCCCAAATAACCCGCCTAATCCGCGGGTTATTTTTTTGACATAAATTCCGAACCTTGCTATAATACATACATATTAACAAAATGGAGTCGTAAATGACAATGTCACTTAGTTTTATGTGTTTAGGATTTGCACTTGCTTGCATAGTAGAAGCTGCAGAACGTATTAATTCAATTAAAAATCAATAAGGACTATTCAAATGAGCGACCAAATTTTGTCAACTGCAACCACTGCTATTTTTGAACTTCAACTGCCCACTAACGAAGCAATTCGTTATGTTGCTAGAAATGCAGGTGTACATCCTCAGGTAGCTGGACAAGCACTCAAAGAAGTTTTGGTTGGATACAAACACAGGAACCGCAAATGAAACAACTTTTGGTTGTCGCAGGATTAATTGGCACGTTGGCTCAGGCTCAACCGATACTTGGTAATATTCCAAATATCAATGGAAAGGTCGAAGTGTTAAGAGTGTCTAATTATCCAACACTATTGCAAATGAATTACGATCAAATTCGTAACATTGGTCTTAGTTGCGATCAAAAAGATTTGATTATTGCGGCACTAGAATCTCAAGTTGGCAATCAACCACGTATGCCCGAAACACTAACAGGTGATGTAAGGCGTGTGAATGCGATTGCTCGTAGTAAGATTTGGCAATTAAGGACCTACTGTCAATGAAAGCATTATTATTGATTTCGATTTTAGCCAGTACAGGTTTGGCACAAGCAGAAGTTGTGGCTAACTTTGAAGGGCGAACTGAATGTAGGTACGAAGTTAAGACAGATCAAAATGCACAAGGGCATATGAATTCTACCAAGCAAGAAACTTGCGTCGAAGAGCCTGGAGTGGAAGTAAGAAGTATGAACATTGGTGATATGGTGCGCGGGGTACAACTGCCACAACATCCAGTGATCAAACAAGATTTCGTATACCGTCATACAGTATGCAGATGGTTTGCGGAAACTGGTTCTAACCAAAGAGATTTGGTTCAGTATCAGGGTGTAGCGTGTCAAGTACAGCCAAATATTTGGCAAGTCATTGACAAATTTTAACAAATCGTGTATAATTGAATTATTATCAACAACCGAAAGGTAAATTATGAATCTCGTAGCAATGACCGCCGCAGGCGTAGTTTTACAAGGTGCACAGTTAGTGGCTACCATAGCTCCTCCTACTGCACAAGCACAGGAAATTGTTGCCCCTGGCACTGTACAAATGGCAGTACCTGTTGACAACAGAAGTACTTGGCAAAGAAATGCGCCAAACTTTTTAGGTGGTAAAGATGCACCTCCCCCAATCCCAGTGATTGTCGGCGGTCCAACACAACCTGCCGCACCAGTTCGCAGTATTACTACCGCCAGCTATGCTCCCCCTGCAAACAATTATGCTCCTCCCAAGGCAGCACCAATTGATTATAATGCTCCTGCTTGGTTTACTAGACTGCCTGAAGACAGCAATGATGCTATTTTTAGTGCAGGTACTGCAGTCAGTATCGACGAGCAAATGGCCTATGACAAAGCTCGTATGAGTGCAGAGCGTAAGATTCTTGAAATGGTTGGCTCCAAGGTTAAGAGTATGACCAAGTCTTATGCAAATGATCAAGGCAATGACGATATGGCAGAGACTACAGAAATTGCTATCAAGAAAACTGCAAATGGTGATTTGGTTAATCTTCAGCAAGTAGATAGTCAAGTTACTTTTGATGGTAAAAGATACAAAGTCTATGTATTGGTTCGTTATCCTTTAGATGAGAACAGCGTGTTGCGTAAGAATCGTGCAAGTGCATTGGCCAATCATAATATGAAGTCAAACTCACAACGTGCCTTTGATGAGTTGGATGCAGATGAGCGTCCAGTACAAGCACAGCAACAAAACTCTGCTCCGCTAAGTTATGGTCCTGCTCCAACTAACAACGGTGTTGTGGTTAATCCTATCCCAACCCCAATGGTAAATTCAGCTCCAGTTAGTATGACCAATGGCAATAACGGTAATATACAGTTTTTGGATGTAAACAATGCTGAATATAAGGCCCGAAGAGATGCAGCTCTGCAACAACCCGGTGCAGTTATTGGACAAATTAGTTATCATAATTAAGTAAACTACTAATATAACCAGCCCTCCCTAGGTGTAAATACCTAAGCGAGGGCTTTCTTGTGGCTAGACCCAATCCGATACGATCAATAATGGCACAACCGTTGCCCAGTATAACTTACCAAAGACGTAAGCAGTTCCGCCCCAGTGACTACGATTTAATATACGCATATAATATCATCAACCGTTATGTATTCAATAACGAGTTATATCGTCCAGAAATTCAACAATGTATTATAAAAAAATGCTGGGGAATGTGTCACTGGTTGGACGAGCCGCAACATACCGGTAGCTGGTGCAAAATACAACTCAGTGACAAATGGTTTTGCGAACAATGGTTTATGAACACACTTGCACACGAAATGGTTCATCAGTATCAATGGGACATTTGGAGGTTTGACCAACCTAATCAACGTATATTTGAATACAGTGGCGGACACGGTCCTAGTTTTTTTGCTTGGCGTGAACAGTTCGAATACTACGGACTACACTTAAAAACCAGTCACGGACAAAAGCGTTGGTTCCGTCATCAAGATTTCACAAAGTGTTGACAACACAGGCAAAATCCTGTAGAATAAGTCTATAGGAGAATTTAATGCCAAACTTAGTACCAATAGTCTTAGAAAAAACCGCCAATGGCGAACGCAGTTACGATATCTACAGTCGACTGCTTAGAGAACGAATCGTAATGCTGGACACAGATGTAAATGAACACAGTGCCAGTCTTATTGTAGCACAAATGCTATACTTGGAAAGTGAAAATCCAGATGAGGATATTTTATTTTATATTAATAGTCCTGGTGGTGTTGTTACTGCTGGTATGGCAATTTACGATACTATGCAGTTCATTAAGCCCGACGTATCTACAATTGTTATGGGACAGGCCTGCAGTATGGGGTCATTGCTAGCACAAGCGGGAGCTGCCGGTAAACGATTGATGTTGCCCAATGCACGCCATATGATACATCAACCTTCGGGCGGTGCTCGTGGCCAAGCAACAGATATGTTGATCCAAGTCGAAGAAATTATGGTTATGAAGCGTAACTTGACCAGCATCTATGTTAAACACAATAGTGTGGGTAAAACATTTGATGAGCTAACTGCTGATATGGAACGTGACAACTATATGAGCGCACGCCACGCATTGGCTTATGGATTATGTGATAGCATCA